CACCGACGCGTCAACAATCTCTCATCTATCAGATAAGAAATTCCCGCTTTTTGCAATTTATCAGTCAAAAATGCAGCATTCCAACATCACCGATAACCTCCCCATGGTCATTATGATCTCTCAGCACCAAAACACCTCATTTTCCTTTTTTCCTTGCGTGGTGGTCATTTCTTATCTATTTTTCCTATCTTTCAAATATGTTTATTTCGTACCTGGTCTATGTTACTTGCAGTATGTATATTTACGTGATAGAGTCGCAGTTTTTTGCAAGTGTCGTTTTTATCCTAAGTTTTCTGATTTTGTGGCGTTAGGGTTATCTGGAGAATATCGATTTAATTCTCATGATTGGGATGGGATGAGGCATAATTTACATGGTGGTTGGCGTTTTGACAAAGGATATGGTATGAAATTCAGTGAAGTCTTGATTGGTGCTGAGGATCGTATATTGAAGAATATCGCTAGGCAGAAAGCAAAGGCGGAGCATGCATATGCGACATCATCACTGCCAACCAATAGTTTTTCTCAGTTTTCTAGGAACTTGGAGAGGATGTCGTCTGATGTGTTGAGGTATGTTCCCGCTGTGCCAGCAGTGCATCGCCAAAGGACAATAGTCACCCATGCTCCTGATGTTCGCATTGTGAGCGGTGGGCAGCTCACTATTGCGCCCAAAGGAAAAAGAGGAATGAACCCTGTTAGTGCTATGGCCTCTGGACAGATCCTGTTTGGGAGGGCAGGGTTGCAGGGAACTTATGCAGAGAATTTGAAGGCTGTTCTTGAGACTTTCGGTGATAGGAGTATAAACACATCACTGCCAACTGATTCTAAGCAATACCAGAGATTAGTAAGCACCCTGAGGGTTCCACTCAACTACGTCCCTAATGTCAAGGGGCATGATGCCGCTGGTACCTGCCGTAGAGTGTGGATTAGTCGCATGTCTGAATGTGTTGAGTCTGGGAGAGTTGGAATGGTCTCACCATCGTTGCAGGAATGGCATCTTAACCCTTATGGTGTCGCTCATTATTATAGGGTTGATTCTGGTGTTGACCCCGCCAGGGTGAGGAAACCTTGTTCCATTTGCGGTGCGCGTAGATGCAAGGTTCTTGAGGCGGCCGAGGTTGATGGTAGGATCAGTTATGGGTCAATGAGTAATGCTGCTTTGCTCTTCAGGACGTATGGTGTTGATTTTCTTTGGATGGTCAATATTGAACCAAATATTTCTGCAAAGGAAGTACTTGCGTTGATGGTTGATGCGGGCATAGAGGTTGGGTATAGCGCCCTGCACGTGGATTGGAATTCTTTGCACCAGGAAAGATCCTACTGTGTTTTCACCGAGCAGGAGACGAATGTCTCAATGGGCAAGGTGATATCCAAATTCTCTGATGCAGGAAGCTATGTTCAAGATCTGCGCAATGTCAAGCAGTTATTCGCACCAACTTTCGGTAATGGGTGTGCTCTAAGAAGGACAATACTGGGACGAGCTGGTACGTCTATGCTTGTAGAATTGAATGTTGATCATGGGGGATTGGGGATGTCATTCATTCCGGATAGGAGTCTGTACTATTTGATACCGGTCCCACACCCATCTTTGGGCGTCGCTTACCTTAAGGTAGAGCGACGTGGTCTTGATCGGGTACTTCAGACTTTTAGGACGGTTGTGAATCGAAATGTAGAAGCTGCTAGGATTCAGCTCAGGCAGGCGAATGTCACATATTCCGTGTCTGGGACACAGTTGACACCAAGACTGGAGGTATCAGCAACAGATTATGAGTTGCTTTCGATTTGGATGGTGGCTTACTCATCTCTCATGGACATTGTTGCGACAATTGGGTCTGATGTTATTGAGTATAAACATGGATCAACCACCACGAGGGGCCGTCCCATGGCGATTGCGACTTCTGTCATGGATACCATAGTGGGCAAGCTCATTGGCAATGCAAGCGAGACTAATCCACAGTTTGGTAGTCAGAATAGTGTGCGGCAGTGGCTTCAGAAATGTGAGGCTGATGGTAGATTCCTCACGCTTGAGCAGATATCAGACAAGTCATATTCTGATGTATTTGGCAGGAATTTTGCCTTTAATTCAAGCTGGAATTTTTTGAATTCGTGTTATGGTCAGCTAGGAATTAGGTATAGTGGTATCAATGACATTCTTTCTTGGTGTAAGGATGCCACGTCAAGTGTCTGGAGGAAGACTTTCGATTATTCTTCTGTCTTTATAACAATCTTTGTCAAGCTTGAGGTGGTCACTGATGAGACGGTTGGGTTCGCATTGGATTCTGCTGTGCACGCATGCAGGATTCTTGGCATTGATCATCATGGACTCTTGCGTACCAGGAATTGGCTTGCAACAAGACATAGGCCATCAGGACAGATCTGGGCTGAGATTCTTGAGTCTCAGAGGTTACCATTCCAGGTTGCGTCTGTGAAAATAGTTGAAGCTTTTGTCAATAATTTCAATCCTGATGCGGCTCTGCTTGCTTCTATAGATGCGTCCAGATCAAATGACCTTGTAACGAGCATGGGTGATATACCGTACACTAGCTTTCTTTCTGAGTTGAAGCTGTACCTTGGCACGTTCAATACCAGGGCTGAGAGGTACTCACAGTTGCATGCTGTCTTATCTGCAGCTGATAGTCAGAGGAAGACAGTCGATAGTGATGTATCAAAGAAGATAGACGCATTGATAGGGGACGCAAAGAGAATCATGGCTGATGTTAGGGAGCCTGTGTATTCTACGGAGTACCTCACGCAGTCTCGCTTGTCACTTTCTGGGGATAGGCCAATGCTTTTACCACTTCCGGTAAGGCCAGTTGACTATGTCAACAATGGGTTAGTCATTGGCCAGACCACAGTGAATCAAGCTTTTAGTTCATCTATGGTCATTGAGCTTGACATGCCTATGCTTGGGGAACGACAGCCTAAGGTTCGGCTGTCCCGGCTATCACATGCTGGGGGGAAAATTGATTTTTCTCCGATTCACCATGAAATGATGGAGCAATTTGAGCCATTTATGGCTGAGACGGAGGAGCCTTTCTTGCTTCCTGCCATCCCTGTGGGTGCAGTGTGTAGCTATTCCCCGGATGAACTTGGCTCGTTGTTCTTGTCCAATATTGCTAAGAAAGCAGTCAAGCAATCAGAGGATGGTCCGCTCTGCCCTCCTTTTGCGACCGAGGAGCAGGTCATGGAGTGGATTGAGATGCGGAGTGCTGCCACGAACATAGCCCCTGTGAAGTCGGCTATAGAGTCTTGCGTGGAAAGGATCGGGAACCCTTCAATACCATACATTATGCACATCGAGGGTCTCGCAATGGGTGGAAAGTCTCAGGGAGTTCGTCATTGGATATCTGATCAAGATTGCGTTGTCGTTCCATCGAGGGAATTGAAGAAAGCCTGGGTAAAGAGTCTTGGTGAGATGGATCCCTTCAGACGGGCTAGTGTTCATACTCAACATACTGCACTTACCCGGTCATGTAGTCGTTTCGTGATTGTTGATGAGGCATACACATATGAAACACCACATTTGGAACTCCTAAGGAAGTTCCCTGGAGCTAGGGGATTGATAACCATCTCTGATGGCCATCAGGTTAGGGATGTGTTTGCTGAGGGAACATCGACATTCAACCCGTCGGTTACGAGGCCCATCTTCACAGCGATTGCTCCTGTTTCTTTTGTGCCGTATGATTGCTTGGTCACGTATCTCAGGGAGACTTCGAGTGAGATTGTTCCAAAAATGTACTATAGTGGATCACTCATCTGCAATGGATTGTTCTATACGGTTCAAAATGATGAGTTCGTTATCCCTGGTAAGGATGATCTCTGCATCAATGGCACCCAGAATGGAAAGGGGACTATGATTGCTCGTGGGGTTGACTCTGCCGTTACTGCACACGAGTCACAGGGATCTAGGAGTGAATGTACGTTCGTCCACACGACTGCATCAAATGGCGTTTGCCCTGACATGGCTTTTTTGAAGGCAAATCCTAGGCACTTTGGGGTCACCATCACAAGGGCAAAACAGTATACCTGCTTTGTTGTGAGTGATAAGAGGAGCGCGAAGGAGTTGCCGTTCATTGATGATACTCAAGTTAATGGAAGCCGCCATGAACTTCCTAGTGATGTGCTCTTTGGGGGTACCTGCTTTGACTTGGTGGATCCTGTGACGATGCCTTCATTCACCTATGATAGGGTTGAGAATGAGAATTTTGAACAGTCCCACAATGCCATGGAGACTTGTGACAATCAGTTCTCGTTGGGAAGTTTCGTCTCTCCGGATTTTTCCGAATCTTTTCCAATTGAGAGCATTAGGCATGTCGATCTGCCTGCGGACAAGTGTCATCTACTCAACACACACATTCCTGCTCACGCCTCAACCATAACTGAAACGATGATATTCAACCCTGCTAACGTGACAGGTGTTGGTGAGATGAACATGATTGAGCGTCATACTGAACCTACGACAGTTACGCCTAGGCATTATGCCATCGCTTCAAAGATAGTTGATCAACTTTTTGATTCTGTTATTGATCCCAAGATGTTCATGAGGATTGCATCAGAGTGTCGTGGTGCATTGGGTCAACAGTCAAGAAGTCAGGTCATGAAGATGGCACAGGCACGACAAGGCTCCAAGGTGGATAGTACATCATTCGCCTTTGGAAAGAATGAACCTTCAAAGAAGGTCATCACATTAGGCGGGGGAATGAAGGCATTGAGTGTCACTGCAATGAATGCGACTCAACTTGGTTTGTTCAGTGATGTATCTGACACTCTGACAATAGCCTGGAACAGATCGCTTTATCCAGGCATACTCACTCCTGTTGGGTTTACTAAGGCAGAAATCGCGAGGAAACTTGGGTCCATGAGAAGTACGTTTGAGATTGACATTGACAAGCAGGATTCATCTCATACTGCCGTTCATGTGGCTGTTTTCCTCCACCTGATGGCTATATGTGCATCAAGGCTTGGCCTTGAGGATCTTGCACGTGAGATAAGGCAGCAAAGGGTGATTGGCGATATGCAAGGTAGAATGCGCATTGTCATGGGTACTGGTTTGGGATCAGGTGACATTTGGACACTCATCGCAAATGAGATAATGGCAATGAGTACTCTTGTTTCTCGGTATGAGATACCTAGAGGAATATCAGTACTACAAGTTGGGGATGATTTCACTGCTGACGCATTGTTGCCTGAGCGTAAATTCCCAATCGCTGGATCAGATGACGTTAGGCTCAAGTTCTTGTCAACAGGTGAGTTGTGGAGCAAGTATGAACTCTCCAAACGCCCATCCTTCACATCTAACACTAGTATCAATGAAGAGGCGTCAATTGCAGCTAGGGTGCGTGGTATCGTTAAGATGGCATTCGCCCCTAGGAATCGTACTCAGCATATAGCGTATGGCGTGGAATGTAGACAAATGCAATCCACCATGGCTATAATTGGTCAACCTGAGTATTGTGAAGCATTCCACATCCTCTTTGGTGCAGATCCCGCTTTCACGGAGCAGATCATCACTAGGGCTACGTGGCTTAGTGAGCAGCACTTCGATACTATACCGGATAGGTTGAGGTTGCACGCTGAAGATGAAAAGAGGTGTGTTGTACACTCTAGTGAAGGCGGCTGCTTTGGATTTGCATTGGCGCATGCAGTGCAAACAAATGTTCAAGCTTTGAACGCATTTGGAACCTACACTTCATGGAAGAGTAAGACTGAGTGTGCTGACATATGTGCCGCAAATCATGTGGATTATTCACTGGAGAGTGGACGATACATAAGGAAAAATTCACGATCCGCAGATATGGCTGTTGAGAAATATTTGCTTCGTGGCAAGTCTTCGCCTGTCGTGTACATATTTGATGATCATGCCATTAGCATTACAAGTGTAAGCAGTGAAACTGTGACTTTCAGTGGGGTCAAGAGATACAAAGTGAACCTCATGACTGAGACTGTTGAGGATATGGATTTTTAACCAGTTGCATCCGAACTGATGAATACCCAAATTTCTCAAAGTGGGCCACATTACTGCGTAACGTCAAGCTATCGACATAAATTTAGCCGTCTCACTGTACGATACCAGTGTTGACACCATGCTTTGAAAAGAAAATATCAAGTATGGCAGGTCAACAACGAGGTGGCACAACGTTAAGAAAATACATGTTTGTGTTATTGTAAACGTATGAAGGAAGATGCATGATATGCCAGTTCATGCATGGCCCAAAAACCATCAGCATTAATTTGTTGACACCTTCGGACGTACCATTCCAAGTGGTTCCCGGTTAGTCGTATCCTAAACGGCAAGACTGTGCAAATGTAGCAACTACAAATGAGTAGCTCTGCGAGGTCTCCCCAGTGGTAGTGTGGGTTCCAACGATACCACATGACATTCACGTGAAATGTCCTGGGCATGATCAGGCGTGATCCATTAGTTTGGTAATCATGACCAGACAGAATTATAGTAGCAGTCGGTTGGGTAGGACACAACCCAGCTTAAGGTATATCGATCACGGGTATTTCAACAATCCCGCAACGGCAACTTTTCTTTTGTTTTGATGCTTTCCAAATGGAGACATTAGGTGGAATCCCCAATGAGATCAAAAACGTGCTTGGTCAAATAAAAACAACCGGTTTCAATACCGGTCATCTCAGTGGACATCTCATCTCACAGGCGCAATTTGAGTTTCTGGAGGATTGCGTATCAAGATTGGAAACAATTGACAAGTCCAGATTACACAATATTGCAGAGTCAAATCTTTCTGAGGACTTTTTGACCTTACGATTGACACCGGATCCTTCCGTTAACGACACTGTTGCGGACGAAGAGCACGAAGCTAGGGCACAGCGGCAGATAATAAAGCGTGATATACAAAGAAAACAGATTGAACTCTCTAAAGCGAAGAAGGAAGATAGGAGTTCAATCAATAACGAGATCGGTAAATTGTTGTCAAAACGTTCCAAGATTGATAGATTACTCAAGTCAATTGAAAGGACTCAAAACTTACTATGACAAAATTCGCTGATTTCGTTATTTCTTTGTGCGAGACAAAGGTCGCAGCAAATAGACACATTGACACTCTTAGGTTGTCTAGAGCATCTACTGCATCCGCAGCAGGTGTTGTTACACCTGTCAATGTATATCAATATTGGACATTTGCTGAAACTCGTGACTGTCTGGCAGGTCATCCTGCAGCTGTGTGGCAAAGATTTTCGGCAAAGATGGCACATGGCCCTGGTCTTTTTGGCAGGGCTGTTACATTGCATTATGGCTGGGGCCATGATGGTCAGATTACACCAACGACGGTGAATGAAATGTCAAAACTTACTGGCTATCAATCACACGTCTTTGGCGGTGTGTTTGGCCTCACTGACGATCAATCGATCATCCATGCGCCTTTCAATTCCGCTAGGTCTGATGTTATGAAGGCCACCAATTTCATTGTAGGCGGACGAATTGTTTTCTTCTATTTCTTTGAAGAGACTAATCTTGGTACCACACAGGGAGCCGGTCCACGCATTACCTTTCGTTTTGAGGGCGATTATGATACTTATGATCGACTTTGATGAAACACTTATACTTTGCTTCCATATTCTTTCACACACACAACATATTCAAACTAATTTCACAATTTCATTTCTCATTCTTTATTGAATCCTCATCCTATTAGTTTTCTTTTTCTCCCAATCTTCACGCATAATGTCAGTTTCGTACGCTGTCTTGCTTGCAATCGCTCAGATAATGATACATGCAGAGGTGTGTGGCCAATTTGGGTCTGTGGTCCCTCAACTAGCTTTGGATCAAATCAAGGGTTCTATTGATTTGATCATATCGGAGATGCCAGTTTGTATGGAATTAGACAAGTTGTCTTCTGCCGTTGAGACCGCTCTTGCTTTGAAGACTGTCTTTTCGATTTGTGCATTGTATGATTTGGCTGCAGCCTACACAGAGCATCTCAAAGGCGACAAAGAAAAGGAGGAGAAGGATGCTGATGTTGATGAATTTAAGTTGCTTTGATGTGTCGCCAACAATGGATTTCTTAAGTCAGTTCGGCATTTCGATTGGAGCACAAGGGCCTTCTTTTTCTTGCGCAGGCAGTGAAGCAAGAGAATTAGATAACACAGTCGTTACCACAAACATTCAAACTCAACAGTCAAAGAAAGAAGAATTTTCGTTCGTTGGCACAAAGATCTATGTATCAATCAATGGTGATGATGAAGATAATGATTCTGCTTTTTGCACTGTTTTTCAAGATACTGATGGTGAGTTGGCTGTGCACATTGGTGTTGACACAGAACGCAATGAGTTTTCGGATACAGATTGTGGACGTGATCATTTAGGTGATCATGTTTGTCGACCGTGCACCCTTAGTCATTTAGACGACCATGAATGTAAGGTGTGCGACAAGTTGCATGCTGAGGATTTGGAGTTAATACTGCACCATCCAAACCCTAAGAATGATAAGGCATACTTTTCAGGGAAGTACATGGCCTCTGATGATTCCTCATTGTTTCGTTATCAGATGTCTACTAATAGTTGGCTACCCATTAATCTTGGGCTGAGAACAGGTCTCAAAGCAAATTGTTATTACACTATTGTTTGATTTTCTTTTTTTTCCTTTTATCCCTTTTCAAATAAAATTAAATAAATCATAAAAAGAGTACCCAGTTAAGTCTGGTTTTCTTTTGTTTAGCTATATAAGCTATGGCATTGTGGCATCGTAGCTGCATTCATTGGATTGCAACCAAGAAGCCTAAATTTAACATTGTACCATCGTAGGTGCATTTATAGGATTGCAA